TAGAGAAGCAACAAAAGCTGGTATCAAGTTTGATGGTTCAGATATCATCATAAGAATGAAACAAACTTTAGCTAGATACAAAGGTAGCCCTAATGTACATTTTAGTGATGATTTTGTAGCTATTTTAAACTCTACAGTCAAAACAAACTTAAGAAATATAGATGAACTAACAGATGCTGTTATTAGATCTAAAAAAGGTGTTAATATAAACACACGCCAACTTCAAAAAATGATAGAAGCTTTTGATAGAAAAGCTGGTCGTGGACTACCAAGCAATAAAAAATCACCTGATCAGATATTATCTGAAATGATGTCTAATACTCTTAGGCAAGCAAGAGATAGACGTTTAATTAAAAACGGCAAGGGTATCAATCCAGCAGGAAAAGCATTAGTTCAGGCTAATCGTATATATAATGATACTTATCTTCCTTATCTCAGGGTAGCAAAAGGTAACATACAAGCACAAAAAGTTGGCAGCAGTGCAGCTAATCGACAATATCAATATCAGGGTAACTATATTTTAGATGATATTTTATCATCAGGAGATGATATGATAACTGATTTTCTGTCTAGATTTAATTCTGGTGTAGACCGAGAACTCGCATTAGATGCTCTTAGAAAAAGGTTTTTACAAAGAAATGGTATGGACGGCACAATAAAAATAGGTGCTGGCAACAAAATAAGATTTGATACAGAAAGACTTAGAGCACTTTACGGAGAAAGAACAGCTACTGGTAAATTAATTAGATCTCAAAAAAATGAAGCCTTAATAAAATCTCAGGCTGCTGCATTTGAAAGGTTAAACAAAATAGCTGGTGGTAAACTAGTAGATTTAGATGAAGCTGCACTAAATACTATTTTATTAGGTGCTGACCCTAAAACAATAAAAAAAGCAACTGATAGATTAGCAGAAGTTGTAAGACTTAAAACTGAGTATGCTGATGTTTTACAGAATAATTTACTCGAACTAACTAAAAAAGGTGAATTAGTTCATACACCATCTGCTTATGTCGATGCTTTATTGACAACTAAAAAAACTGATGATCTCAAAAAAATAATGCAAATTATTGATGAGCTGCCAGAAGAATTACAAGATACTATACAAACTTCTTATATTGAAAATTTGTTGAGACTAGCAAAACCAGAAGGTGGTAATGCTATAACTAGAACATTAACCGATGTACCTGTTGCAGATGGTAATGAATTACTTAAAAAGCTTAAAGCAGGCACTACAACAGGAGATAATTCTAGGATAATACTAGGTAATGATGTTGTACAAGATCTTGAGGCAGCAGCTAGAATTTTGAGATATTCTTTCGACCCTAAAGGTGTAGCACCACTAGAATTAGGTAGAGGTGTTTTGACTACAAATGGAGTTACATGGGTTGCTACACATATCACAGAACCACTAGGTAGAAAAATGTTTGGTGTAGCTGCAACTCAAGGCTGGTTAAGACCAATATTAACTAAGTCAACTACAGAGGAGATGATATATCGTCAAAAAAGTTTACTACCTTGGGTATTACCAACAGAGAAGACACTTCATAATTTTGGTGCAGAATTTTATACGAATCCAAATACAGCAAGAGATTACGGATTAGAAATGCTCCATATCTATGAAAATATGGAACGCACAGATCAAGAACCTATGCAATAAAAAGGGAACACCCTACCCCTAAGATGTTCCCTTTGATTTCACATTACTATTATTACACTAATCTTAAAAGTATTACTTCGCTTTATTTATTCTGGCTAGTTCCTTAAGATCTTTAATCCTCTGATTAATCTCAGCCCTACGTTCTGTAAGTGCTGAAATTCGTATAGATATAGTTCTACTTTCGTCTCTATACATATGTATTCTAGTCTCGATAGATTCTAAATCTATTTGTCTTTGGATTAGATCAGATTTTGATGGTCTGCCTCTTTTTCTTTTTATTGGTTTTATTTTGTTCATAAATGAGTAGGGAAGTGATTACTGTAAAACACAAAAACAGTCGGAAGCCTTGCGGTGATTCCCTTCCCTAAAAAAATCTTCCATTAGTTGCATTGAATATGAAAGTACCTTTTTGATCTCTTTCTCCTTCTCTATTCTTAACTAAACAATAGTCTAACTCTACGAATGCATTACCATTCTTGTCAAACTTTTTACTGCTTTCCATATCTTTTTTCTTTGGATACATCATCAAAACTGTGTCTGCGTCGTTTTCTATATCTCCAGAATCTTTAAGTGAATAAATATCTGGTTTTGAGCTTCTAGCACCCTCTCTGTTAATTTGTGCTAATAATATTACAGGTGTATTTAGTTCTATAGCCATTTGCTTTATACTATGACTAACTTCAGATATACCATCGCATTTAGATAGTTTTGAGTTCCAAGGTATAAGTTGTAAATAATCAATAACTATAAGATCTAATGTATCTTTTCTGTTTATTAATCTAGCCCTTGTTCTAAGGTCTAGCATATCTCTAACATAATTTATAACGTGAAGCTTGGAGTTTTTAATCTTATCTACTGTTTCGTTTATTTGTACGAACCTCTCTTTTTTTTCTGTTGATACAAGTGCTTTTTCAATATTTTCACCAGATGATATTTGTATCATTCTTTTTAAAACTTGATCTGCTGGCATCTCAAAAGAAAATATCAAACAATTTTTTTTAGATGTTACAGATGATCTTAAAGCAACATTCAGTGCTAGTTGGCTTTTACCACAAGA